GTGGAAAGAACCCCGCACAGCTGTTTGCAGCAAGCACCCTCAGTAGGGCAGTAGTTGTCACGCCTCCTAGCAAGGAGGTGATTGAGACACACGTCCGCGAGGCGATTGGGCGCATTTGTGGTCCGGAACATATCACCGCAGATACGGCTTACGACGAGCTAGGTCAATGGATCGACCGGCTCTTCGCGGGAGGCAGGTGGAAGAGAACACTCCACCAATCCCTCCCAATGCCGTCGTCGTCGGGCTGCTTCGAGCAACCAGCTGCCAAAGGCGGCAGCGTGGTCGCGTTGAAGAAGTACTCACTCCCTCCCAGGGAGCAGGAGGTGAGGAAACATAAGGATGTGGAGGCCGTGTCTCAATATGACTTCGACTACAAACAGAGAGTTGTAGACGTCAAATTGGAGAAGGCCATAAACTGGGTAGCGGACGAAGAGGACTTCGATGAACTCGAAGCGTATCTCGATCCGCATTGGAAACCCAAAACCATTCCTCAGCCATGGAACGACCGAAACGTCGAAGAGAGATACATCGACGTGTACGGAGATCTAATTCCAGACCATGAACTCACAGGCTACCGTCCCTCGATGCAAACATCGGAAATTTTCCTTCGCGCGTTGAAGGAGGCTCCTAACCACAGAGTGGCCAGGATCCTCCCTATCGTCTTACCGGAGGGCAAAATCCGAGTGGCATCGCTCCATTCCAGCGAAATCAACTGGGCCGCAAGAGCACTCGCGGCAACAACGCTCCCTCTACTGAAGAGGCTGGCGTTTACCAGAGAAATTCTAAAGAATAGAGATACATCCCTCAAGAATGAGGGCATGGGGAACGAGGAGTTGGGAATCTACTCTGCGGATATGCTCAAAAGCACAGATCCGATTTCAATTCCGCTCTGCAGATTCGTCTATGAACGCATAGGCCGCAACTGCACTGTTCCATCGTGGTATGGATCAGCGGTCGCGGCCGTATTCAGCGAACAAGAGATGCACTACAAAGACACGGTGCAGCCCTCGACATGCGGAGCGTTGATGGGGCTTGGACCAGGTTGGACCGTACTTTGCATTCTGAATGCATTCTGTGCGGAACAAGCCAGTCGGCCCGGATCGTACAAGATTTGTGGGGACGATCTTGTCGCTCTCTGGTCAAAGGCGCAAGTGAACTCCTATGAGCAACAGCTCGAACGGTTCGGACTGAAAATCAATCGGACGAAGTCCTATTTCAGTTCACAGAGAGGAGTCTTCTGTGAACGATTGATTCACCGAACAGGCCGGTTCGAAGCTGGAGGTAAGTTCGCGCCTAAAATCGCAGAAGCCACCTGTACCAAGGCGTCTGTGACACACACGGAGTTGCTCGTCAGCGATCAGTTGGTATCTCTCGGTCGAGATCCAACAGTACTCGCTGAATTGAGAAGAGCAGCTCGGAGGGTCGCAAAGACGACCACCTTCCGACATGGGCCACCTGGATTGCTAAGCCAGGGTGGTCGTGGTAACGGACGGCCGGATATCTACACCATTGTGAAGTACATCCAGTCTGGTCCGTCTCGGCTTCTAAAGACGGAGCAGGCAGAATCGATCAGCGCAATAAGGAGGGACTTGCGCGACGCTTCTACCTCTCGCGGTGACGGAGTGAGCGCAGAAGAGGTTCTGACACTTGCCAAGGCGCAAGTGGAACTTCATCGACGCATCAACACCGGCGAACGCGGAAGAAAGCCGAAGACCATTCAACGGAAGGTCGTCTCGAAAGCACTCACAAAGAAACTCCCTCAAATGACAGAGGGAGTGATGAGGACTCTCAAAACACTTATGGATTCCAAGGTCGGGTTCATAAAATCACGAAGTGGACTTGTCAAACAAACTCTTCGACACGTCAGAGCAGGCCGATATACGTCGGCGCTGAAACTGCTCCAACGGTCATGGAGGACAAATGTTGACACTGATGTCGCACTCCAGGTGATTCACTCTCAGTTCGGAGAACTGGTGAGGGGATCGACTATCGACCTACAGCCCACCAAGAACTGGTGGGATTCAAGCGCTGCTTAAGCAAG